GCAATCTTCATCTGCCTTGTAGAGCCAGCATATACTTGGCCACCAATTAAATTAACTGGGACTAAGCCATATGGAGCTGCAACAGTTGGATAAGCCATAATAAACTCCTAAAATCAAAATTTAACCGTTACCACGAGAAACAGTCGAACGTTTGTCACTAAAGAGCGGCATACGAGGATTGTTTTCTCGCAAGAAATTATTATCTACCGCCTGCATTTGCTGTTTGTTTTGATTAGCATAATACTCATTTCTACTCTCAGCAGTTTCAGTCGGTATCTTACAAAGCATTAATCCGCCAGATTCGATGTTTCCATCTTTATTACCAGTAAATCCATACTGAGTAACAATCTCTGGATGATCTTCCGCTTTGACAGGTATCCATCCTTCACGCAGTTTAATAGATGCATTTCTGTCATCTCTCTGCCCCAATAAAGAAGTCCTTATCCAACGGAACCTAAATCCGTCTTCAGGGTTTGGGTCAGGTAACTGTTGTGGAGGTACCCAGTTTTTCGCTCTTTGTGTTTTCTCTCGTGTTTTTAAGTTCCTGTTAGTGCGACTTTTATCTTGTGTCATTTGCATCTCCTTTATCTATTAAGTTGTGCTACTTGTTTTGCATACTCCTCGAGTGGTACACCCAATCGCTTAGCCATACTTACCTGAGTAGCTGTTAACGTAATCTTCTTAGAAGATGGATTTCGCTTAACAGGAGCAACCACGTTGCTCGGCGCAATTTTGGTTTTAGGCTTTTCTTCCACTGTCTCTTGAGTATCTGTATCAGAATCCTCAAATTTGTCAGGAAAGACTTCCCGCAACCTTTTGTCTATCTTTTCATAGTATTCATCACTATCTACTGGTACACCGTCAGAAATCAACTTTCTATGATTTACTACAGCAAAAGCAGACATTTCTTCGTCATTTCCAAACCATGTGTTCCGCTTAAACCATGCTTTAGCCTTCTCAGAAGGCTCCGGAATTGACTGAGAATTACTTTGATTATATACATTTTCAGACTTTTGTAAAGTATCTTGTTGTTTTTCTTCATACTTATACTGAGGTTTGTAGCTGGACCACTGCCTTTTTGACAACGTAGCATCAGCAATTTCTTGCTGTGCTTTAGCCATCGCTGAAGCGTCACCATCCTCGTAAGCCTTAACATACTTAGCATGCGCAGCTTCTAATGCTCTATCTGCGTTGCTAGTTCCCTCTTTAATAAGACTATCCTCACCGGTAGAAAGACTCTTTTTTAACCTTTCGTTTTCTTTGCGTACAGCTTCAGCATAACGAACAGCTTCTTGCATCTCTCTATCTTTAGTCTCTTTAGCCCTCCTTTCATCATGATATTCACGTTTTAATTTATTAATACGTTTTTGAACATCTTCACTATATTTATCTAACTCTTCATCATTGTCAGACTTTTTAGCTTTTGCAGGCTTTTCTTTTTTATCTTTATCTTTTTCCAGAACCGCTCTATCTTCAGCCGGCATATCATCTTCTATTTCAAACTCTACCTCTTGAGATTCAACCTGCTCTTCTTGCTTAGCTTCAATTTTTTCCTCTGTAGCCATACCGCCTCCTATACTCTACCGAATCCACGAGGATCTGCTACTACGCCCTCTACGGAATCATCATTAATCATACGAAACTCCTCACCATCTATTGACATACGAGTCCCAGAATAGGATCGCATAACAACAAAATCACCTTTATTACACCAGGCACCGGTAGGAAACTTCTCCTTGTCTGTATATGCATCAGGGCCAAGTTCTAGAACAAACCCAACATTAGCTGCTGTGGCTTCTCTATCTACGGTACTTTGGGCTTTAATAATTCCTCCAGAAGTTTTTTCTTCTATCTTTGGTAGTGCTACTAACACTTTATATCCTGAAGGTTTCGGTAGGCGAAGGGATTTATCCTTCAACTCTTCCACACGGGCAAGAGTCTTCTCAACACTTATATCTGTCATTCAAATGTCCTCTGTTTTATTTGCAGCATCAACTAAATCAAGAAAGGCCCTTTCCGCTATTGCTAGCCCCTCTATCACTCCCACAAGATGCCGATATTGTGGAAAATCCTGTGCGCCGCCTGTCGAAACAGTGTCAGCGTAGTCATTCATTATTTTTCTTAAATCTGTTTTATATTGATCTTCTATTGTTGCCATCATCCCTCCTATTTAAATTATTGTCCTGGCATACCACCGTCTGCGTCTTTAGCTAACTCCATACCTATCTTAACACCCTCGACCTTTTGTTTGGCGGTAAGCTCCTTATCAGAAGTGGCTAGTTGAGCGCCAATTTTAGCACCTTCAATACTCTTCTTAGCCTCTATTTCTTCGTTTCTTAATGCAGAATCAACGAAGTCTTTTTGTGCTTTTTGTTGCATCTCAGCTTGTTTGATCATAACGTCTTGCTGTAGTTTCATTTGTTTTAGCTGTAGCTCAGCCTGCTTAATTGCAAGCTCTTGTTGTTGCATTTGAATAAGTGGATCTTGTGCTTGTTGCTGAGCAACTTCACCAGCAGATTGTTGCTGGACCTGAGCAGAGGCTTTTGCCATTAACTGAGATAATTGTACTTCCATATCTTCTGGCATCTTCGCATCTGGTGCAGGTAAGTCTGCTCCCATTTGTTTTTCTATCTCAACTCTATACTGCATAGCCACGTGTTCACCAATATGGGCCATTGCAGCCGCTTGTATGGTTCTAGCCATAGGATTTTGACCTATTAGTTGTGCTATTTGTGGGTTTTGTAGAGCTGTCATATGCGCCTCAATATGCGCTTTATGATCCTGATAAAGGAATGCTTTAACAGGTTTACTTGTCATTATTGCCATATTCTCAGAGATTGGGTCTCTTGGTTCCATATCATCTGATGTAGGCACAAGTTTTTGTGCGTCTTTAATACCTAATGTTTGTAACATCTGCTGATGTAACTTAGGTAAGTCATATAATTGTGGAGCTTGTTGTGCTAACTGTAGCGCAGCTTGATATTGAACCACACGCATTGACATAGTTGAAGCATTGGGGTCACTAACTGGAATAACCTCAATTTCACTATAGTCTTGTCGTTTGATTGCTTCATCATCTGCGTCATATTCATACTCCTCTGATGTGTGATCTGCGATTATATTTTTTAGGAGTTTAAACTCCATCTTCATGGTGTTATGCATACGAGCTTGCACAGCACTCATAACTTTTAACATTCTCTCTAGTATTGCAAGAGTCGTCCCTACAGGTGCCTCACTATTTATATCTACTGATTTAAAATCAGAAATAGCCGCCATACTTCTTCCCTGGTCGACTATATTTTGGAACAATGCCAAAAGAGTTTGTGATGGCTCCTTGTACGGGAGAAAGGTGATATTATCAAGGATTTTTCCACCTGGCACGTCTACGTCCCGAAACTCTCCTGGCATTATTGGGGTATCGTCACCTTTAATGCGAAGACCTCTAGTCTTTAAACCACCTGGCAGATTATTTAAAGTTCCTGCATCAACTAACTGTCGAAGTAAAGAAGTGCTAGACTTAGCATGCCCGCCAAGTAAATGAATAAGTCCAAATCCATAAAATCCAAACCCTGGTATATAAGTATAATGTACGAAGTGATTACGTTTACGCTTTAACTCATCATCCTCTTTCCAGTTACGATAAATGGATAGAATCTGCATAGAGCTACGCTCAATAGTAATAACATATGGTAGAGCTATTTGATTCGGGTCTTCACCTAAATCATACTCTACATGCATCTCTAATAACTCGTATCTATCATCCTCAGATATATCTACAACCTCAACTTCGTCTTTCTTCTTCTGTATAGATGTACGGATAAACCCTGGATCACCTAAGTCTACAGGTGCATAGAAACCATTAACTTGTAAAAACTTAACTTCATTCTCTGATTTACGCATAATATGTGTTACACGACTAGCAGTGGTAATATCAGATGAACCATACGCTACAACTAAATCTTCTGCTGGGATAAATTGTGCTGTCTGTCTACCTAGAGCTGGATCAAAATAAACTTTCTTAAA